TGTTTTCCGCCTCTTCAACTTTAGCCTTCAAATCAGCCAATAGAGAAGAGAACTTTTCATATTGAGATTTATATGTATCATCATTCTTACTAAAGAATGAAGATACGGAAAAACATGGTTCGTGATCGCCTATAATACACAGCCCCATGATTTCTGCTTTAGTGTAAACAAAATATTCTGTGTCTCCGATATTCGCCCAATCACCTTCAATTGAGTTTATATCGAGTTCCATAGATTGATGTTGGCCTACTACGAAGTTGGCTTCATTAAAGTATCTAGTAAATAATACGACAGAGAAAACAGCATAATCACGTTCAACTCCATCAGTGTCTTTAAAAGGCTGCCAACCATCAAAGTATTCAACATAACCATAAGCACTTGCAAGTGTGGGGCCAGTATGACTTGCCCAACCTTGAGATTCTGGATCAAAGAATCCAACTACCGGAGTATCACCTTTTGTAGCGCTGTCAATTAACATTTCCGCAACATCATCTTTAATATAAGACCCATTGCGATTGCCATATTTAGTAAAAACGCCAACTTTTAATCTATTAAGATTAGAAGAACCATTGATAGATTCAGCAGGCGACATTATGATAGCATTGTCAAAATAAATTGGAATATTTCTTTTCATAAATTATGACGCCTCCTTAACTCATACTATCAATATTTGCTTGCGTTTTTTGAGAACGATCTTCATCAGCAAGCGTTGGTCTTCCGCCCTTATTAGTAATGTCTTTGACCTACGTTGAACCACTACTATTTTTTTCTCCAGAATTATTTTTTTTCTGAGAATTTTCATCGCCAGATTGCGTATAAGAAGATAATAATGGACGCATTTTTTCATCTAAGTTTAAAAATTCATTTTCAAAGTCAACGGTGCTTACTAAACTACGCTGTTTAATACCCATCGCCGCCGCGACACGCATTCTTGGATAACCAAATTGTGCCATTGATAAGTAGTAGTCCTTATAGTCTTTAATATTAAATTTTGTTACTGGCAAAATTTCAAAATCAAAAGTTAAACCAGTACGACTAAAGCGGCTATTGATTAGGAACTTAATCCAAGTAGCATACGCATTCATATATTCTTGCATGACACTTTCCAAACGCTTAATAACATATGCTAAAGATGAACTATTGTCTGCATTAAAGAATAATTTACTGCTTCCTAAAGAATCCCATGCATTATCACTATATTTTTCAATACGGCTATTAGACTAATTGGCTGCAGAGGAATCTTGTAAATTTTCTAATGTTGCATCTCCAAGTGTTGTTAATACATCTACTGTATCTAAATCTTGTAGCATTGCGGCAATACCAGCATGAATTTCTGCGATTTCATCTAATTCAAATACTAAATGACCATTACTATCGGTGGGCATTTTATGAATTAGTAACTTATATAGTTCATTCTCATCACGCTTTTCTTCACGTTTTACTGCATCTTTCATTTTAGCAAGTTCAGGAATAGATGCTACAAGTAATGGTGTAGTGTCTTCTGAGAAGCAGAAAACAATTCCGCCAGCGCTTGCTGGTACCATTACCCAAGGATCAGTTAATTTCTTAGCCTTATATAATTTCCAACCTTGTTGAATAGCAGGCGGGAAATTAAGTAAAGCCGCGTCACGTATTTTCTCATCTTCATATTTAGTTAAGAAATAAGTAACATTGAACTCTAAAATACAAAGGTTATTAAAGTCTTTTAATCGTGTACGACAATATTCCTATGGTAAATCCTATACAACAACTTTATTACCATGCTCTTGTAGAATACCATAATATATCCCCGATTTTAACCATTCTCGCGTGATACGAGTCAATGTATTCTTAATATCTAAAGCTTCAACAAAATTACAAGCATTATAGAATGCTTTTATGATTTGCGTTTTAGAACCTTTACCAGCTTCATAGATAGGAGTTACTAATGTTTCATATAAAAAGAGTGTTGCAAGAAAATTGATATTATTGCGGTAGCGACCATTGGTTCTATAATAATATCGAGATAACTCACGAATAGCTGAAATCTCACCAGAGCGAATTATTTCTTCTATTTCTTCTATAGTGAAATCTCTATCAATTACACTATTCGTTCTATGGCCGCCCCAGCGAGAGAGGCGTTCACGAGAATCAATAGGAACATAATTTATACGGAACTATGGTCTTGCAAACATAGCTTTAAAATCCTAACTCACAAAAATCACCTCCTATTTTTAGGAGTGAAGAAACCAAAAGAACTAATGTTCTTTTTTCTACGTTTAAAAATTTCTTTATCTTCATAATATTTAATTCTATATAAAGCATATTCAAGAGCACTGAAACGGTCTTTTTCAATTGATCTAGAAATACGTTCAACTTTATATTTATTCTCTACACCAGTTGGCTTAAGCCGCAAATTATTAAGTTCATCCATTAGACGAGAAGTCATTTCATATGGTAATAAAAATACTCGTCTATCATATGATGTCATTTTCTAACCTTTCTTTGTTTTAATTAGCTTATCTTTAACAACACGTTCGTGCGCCAAAAAGGATGTTGATCCATTATTAACAGCAGTAAGAAATGCTGCATGGATTTCATCTTCATTGGAAGCAGATGCCTTAATGTCATATATAATAGCATTATATTTAAGATTAGGCTCTTCTACTTCATCATGTAATTCTGGCGGCAAATGATTTTCATTATTAAAGGTAAAGTATGCAGGAAACTATTCTCCTGTTTTTGCATCAAAAGAAGGTAGCACCATTGCATCCATAAGGCCAATACCTGGGCCGTTACCATCAATGACAATTTCTTTAGGATGATATAATTCAATTAACTTTTTAATGCGTGGTGCCTGTACAGTAATATAGTTCTCACCATGTATTACTTCAGTATAGACTACATTTTTCTTGAAACGCTACTCCCCGGGTAGTACCTTAATGACCATAATAGCGGTGTTAGCACTATAACGGGCGATATCGGCACCTATGATGTAGAAAGCCCCTTCGGGCAAATTATCCGCAGCCTTACGCTCACATTTCAATAAAGAACGATGCTTGTTTAAACGACGTGAATCAAGCCATGCGTCTTTACTACTGCCACTCCAAATTGACAACGACTCCCGAGCGAATGAATCCTCGCTTACTGTATTAGAAAATCTCTAGTCTAAGAGTGTAGCTTTATCTAAGAGTCCGTAATGAAGAGGAACTTCGTAGCTGAGCCCCCAAGAAAAGTATTCCTTTGGCCGCAATACAGCATTTACAGTTATTTCAATCAATTTCTAATACATAAATACTGTACGCTCGGCAGCCGTAGTAATAAATATTTGGGGAGAACTTGGTTCTTCTGGATTAATTGTGCCATCCACTTCTCTGCGCTTAATGTTCATCTAAGGTAATAATACTTCATTATATGGTTCTTCCTCAATAAGCGCGCATTCTTCAAGAATTGCAGCGGTCGCACGTAAGCCTCTTGAAGTATCTTTAGAAACAACAGTAATCATACTATTATTCTTAAAGCGTAATTCGTAATAGTTATTACTTGACTTAACACCTGTTTTTCCATCATCTGCGCGTGTTGCTAATTCATTACGTAAGAGAGGCCAATGTCTAAATATCTCTTCAAACTTAGCTTCAGCAATTTTAATAACTGTGCCTTTAACATCAGAAGCAATCATGATATTTGAGTTTGGCAATAAGACTGCGCGCACTAAGGCGCTAAGGTATGCAGTAAATGATTTAGAAGTAGCACGCGTAGCGGTAGTAAAAGCATACCGATATCTCATATTTGCGCGCAGCATGACGCGTTGAAATGGCATAAGATGAAAGTTTTTCGAATCTTCAACATCCGCAATCGCATCTAAAAATAAGTCAGGGAATAGTATCCATAAATTCAGATACTTGGTAAAAAGCTCTTGATTTGCATCAAGGTATTCGCGTGTAAGTACTATACCTTTTTCAACTGGGATACCATCGCGTAATACTGTTTCCTTTAAATCATTCAATAGTATCCCCTCCCATTAACTCGGCAGAGAGGTCATCTTCTCCTTCATATTCTACATCAGCAGTTTCATCAAAATCTACTTTCTCATTTTCAATCTCTTCAAGGCGTTCAGTCATATTATAGCGGGCACGTTTATCTTCTACTTGTTCTGCAAAATTGCCTTCATTGATTACAAGGCGCTTTAAGTAATTCTAAATATTTTCCATCATAAAGTCAATAGAATCTTGCGGTTCAGTATGCCAATTCGGATGCCATCCTTTTTTACCATAATAAACCATTAGTTCTCCAACCGATTCAAAGTCCGCCGCAGATTTAGCATTAGAGGCTTCAAAATGGTAGGTTTTAACAATGTCATCGGCTTGCTTCATCATTTTAGAAACATCTGCGCCTGCGCGCAAACCTTCCTTAATATGTAGTTGAAGCTCGCAGAAATCTCGCGCTTTCTCCTACAGAATAGGAGTAGAAACATTCTAAGTAGCAACAATCTAATTATAAAAATTATCAAGCCATAATAGTTGCTCAGGTTTATAGGCGGCAGACCATACCTTTCTTAAACGCTTTAATTTAGCTTCATTTAAAACTTTAATCTCATCATCAATGGTGCCTTCTTCGCGCGCGAGTCGCCACCTCTCATTCTCATCGGCCC